GTTTCTCTTGGCAAACGAATCAACCTTGGGAGTAGAAGACAAGCACTTACTGGGGCCCTTCTTATCTAGGTATTCCGCATGAGTCCTTATGATATCGTTGTACTGAGATCTGGTCAGAGAAGACAGATTGTCAAGACTCTGGTCAATCACTTCGAACTCTGATTCAAACTCTCTGCTTTCGACAGCTGGCACCAATAGTACAAGGTCAGAAAAGTCTTCTCTGATGTCCAAACTCAACACCATGCAATCGTGCTCAATGTCAGTCTTATTCTCTAGAATAGAATACTTTGTAGCGTGGTCCGGTCTGGGAATTAGAGACACACCAGGGAGGTCACCAGGAATAATGTGTTTGGACTGCGTCACATCCACAAACAGCAGATTTCCATCCAAATTGCACAGGATGTCGATATCCCTGAATTTTATGTTGCCAGACGGACATGTGCTCTCAATCAAATTGATCTCATAGCCCTCAGACATCAGAACCTTGCAAATCTCCAGAGTGCTGGCAAAATGGCCCAAGCTGCTGGAAGCCTGATTCTCATTCACGATATTCAGGTTGTTCCCCATGTTCCCAATCTTTCTCATGAACGACAGGAGTGTGCTAGAACTGGTGTTCCCCCTTGGAATAGACTCCAAGATATCTTCGATGTCATCAATAGAGAACCTCTCTGATAGACAATTCTCCAAGCAATACTGATCCTTGTCGACTGGCTCATCAAAAATGGAATCATCACTCAACTCAGTGTCAACGCAGTACTTGCTCTCATTGACACCAGTATCTCCTACTACATTTCCATTCAGAGAATGCATGTACTTCTTCGTAAGCATGAAGTGGAGAGGAGACCAGTACTTGCATTCGCGGAACAGCTTCCTTGGGATCTTGTAGTTAGTGCTCACACTGATGGATGCTTCACTCACAATGTCGACCATGCATGGCTGTTGAGATTGCATCATATGAGATGTCACGAATGAAAGCATCACCATTGTTATAATGATGGTTGCATTTCGGTTTG